CGCTCAGGTTGGCACCGCTCAGGTTGGCATCGCTCAGGTTGGCACCGCTCAGGTTGGCATCGCTCAGGTTGGCACCGCTCAGGTTGGCATCGCTCAGGTTGGCACCGCTGGCCACTGCTTGCTCCAGCGCCAGGCGCATGGTCATGCCGCTTTTGGTTCCATCCGGCACATCTGCGGTGTACAGAACGGCATCGGTCCAGCGGTTCTTGATCTCAATTCGCATGTTCTTCTCCTTGTCCATACGAAGCGCAGCACTCAATGAATGGCGCTTCGGATTGGGGCTTTAACCATGTCCCCCATGGGCCTGTGCGCGGTCAGGCTCGCGTGTTCCATTCGTTTGCGCCCTGTCACGGCGCAGGCGGATGATTCCGGGCAGCAAGCTCCAGACGGTTCCTGTTTGCTCACTGCCACGCGGCTCTGTCGGCTCAGGGGCTCTCCGCTAACTACCCCTTCTCAGCGTCAGCCAGGTTCCAGCCCTGGCCAGGCATTCCTCTTTCGACTTCACCCTCGGATCTGGCTAACCAGGTACGTCAGGTCACGCATGGGCTTGCGGTACTCCTGCAGCGACGCGGTGCCGGGCTTTGCCTCTAAGCGGTGCGTTCCGTGCTGCGTTGGGAGAATATTAGCAATGCTGTTTTCATATGTCAATAGCATTGCTGTTGTTTGTGCCCAAAAGAAAACCGCCCGGGGAGGGCGGCTGTTACAAGTTTGGGGCTAGCGCAGCTTGTCCCTACAATACGGCGACGCTTCGACTAGCTCGGTGTCAGGGTTGAGCCTGATCGGCTCCATGCCTTTCTGGTCGTAGACGGCCACTAACTGGCCACCTTCTGCGCCTACCGTCATCTGCATCCCATCAGGGAAGTAGAGGCGGCCAGCGGCATACTTCACGTTGTTGACCGATTCGTTAGCCTGCCAGCTGGCGCAGGAGAGGCCCCGCCCATCCTGGCCTAGCTTGACCGTCATGAGATATGGCCCGCTCGTCCCTGTCCACGTCCCGGCAATCTCATCGGGGACCGTATGCGGCGTCACATCGCCGTATCGGTTGTTCTTCATGGCTTCATACGGCGTCGTGCATCCTGCAGCCAGGATGGCGAATGCGGCGGCAGCTGGGATGGCTTTCATCTGATCTTCTTTAGTGTCCTGGCAGCTAGTATCAAACAAGCATAGAGCAAATCGACGGCATGAGCGTCGTCCCCGGGGTACGTGTCAACCCGGATTTGCCCATCGGCACCCATAGACAAATAACTACGGTCTAGCTTTTCTTGTCGCTGTAGCTCTTGGCGAGCGGTTTTTGTTGTTCGCCTTCTGAAGTCATTTAGGTCTACGACGTTGTCTCCCCTTCGATCCGTCATTTACCGACGTTTCTTGAAACAAATTGTCTAATTGAGCCTCAAGGTTATCGGCATGTTTCGTCCTATGGGATTGGGGTTGTCCCTCGGAGCGTTGCTTTCCTACGTCGGTATGTAACCACGCAGAGTGGATCTGCTGGGCGAGCGTGGGGCTGAATTCGTCGATTGACACCCCCAGGCCCTGAGCAAACTTAGTCGCCGCAACGATGTTTAGCGGCCGCACCCCCCGCAAGTACTGGGAAACCATACTTTGGTTGCCGATTCCGTGGGCTGCTCCGAACTCGAGTTGGCTCAGCGTCGAGCGCACCTTGAACAGGTGCGCCAGCCGCCGCGCGTCCGCTTCCTGCCAGTCTTCTAGCTTCTTTGCCATGGTGCGCCGAGTCTAGCGTTGCTGTTCGGCGTCACAACCAGCAATGCTGTTGACCATAACTAACAGCATTGCTAATATAGGCTCATGAATGCAATCCAATCCATTCGCAAGCAGCTCGGAGTGACCCAGGCCGCAATGGCGGCGGGAATCGGCGTCACCCAGGGGAACGTCTCGCATTACGAGTGCGGGCGCCAGGTGATACCCCCGGACGTAGCCGCTCGGCTCATCGGCTGGGCTAAGGGCTTGGGGCACGAAGTCAGCTTCGACCAGATCTACCGGGCTGAATCCAAAGAATCTGCTTAGAGGGGCGGTGTGCTTAGGCATGCCGCCCATTTTTCGGCACCCCAGTGACAACGACTGACAAAAGGTTTTATCAGTGGCTATCAGACCCGAGAAAAATCAGCTAACCCTGGACTTTGAGCCGGGCCTGCTGGACCGTCACCGAAACCTGCGGGACTGCGTGGCCACCAGCATCTACAAGCGCGGCCTGTCCCTGTGCGCCATTGAGCTGAACGAAAGCCCCGGCAACCTCGGGAACCAACTCAGCGACGACAGCCAGCGCAAATTCGGCATAGATGACTTCGAGCTGTACCTGGAGAAATCCAAGGACTACACGCCGATCTACTACCTGATCGAGAAGTTTCTGTCGGATAAATCCAACAAGAAAGAGGCAGCCAACGCCGAGTTGCTGCAGGCCCTGGCGGCGCTCAAGCCTCTGATGAAAGCGGCGGGGTTGGCATGAAACAGATCCGCCTTACCCCCATGACTCGCCAGATGGCCGTCCAGACCGTTCTATCGGCCCCTGATGGCTATTACTTCCAGCCCCCCAAAGAGCCTACCCGCAGCCTGGACCAGAACGCCAAGTTGCACGCCATGCTGGGCGACATTGCCCGGCAATGCAAATGGATGGGCAACCAACTGGACACCGACGACTGGAAACGCCTGCTGGTGGACGCCTGGGCACGCCAGGATGGCGGCCACGCTGCCCGAGTCGTTCCCTCGCTGGATGGCCAGGGCGTCGTCACCTTGGGCGCACAGACGCGCTCCATGGGCGTGCGCAACATGGCCAGCCTGATCGAATCAATCTATGCCTGGGGCGCCGAGCAGGGCGTCCAGTGGTCTGAGCCGGTCGATGTGCCGGGGTGGGTGAAGCAATGATCAAAGGCCGCACCGTCTCCCGCGAACAAAAGCGGTTCCACGACATGCTTTGTCAGCACGTCGGCTGTATCGCCTGCCGCAAAGAAGGTCTCTACAACACCTGGACATCGATTCACCACATCGACGGCCGCACCAAGCCGGAAGCACATTGGCTCGTCCTGCCGCTCTGCGCCGGTCACCACCAAGATGGCACGGGCGGCAAGTGGATGATCGCCGTCCATCCCTACAAGGCCCGCTTTGAGGCCGAATACGGCCGCCAGCGCGCTTTGCTGGTCGCCTGCATCGAATGGCTGCTTGCCCATGATTTCGACGTGCCTGAGGGCGCTTTGCAAGCCGCAGGGCTGAAGGAGGTCGTATGACCCAAGGTCAGAAACAAGCATATGCCGACGCGATGACCGAAGCCAGGAAGCTGGCTACGTTGAAGCGCCGCAAGTCCATGGCGCCGCACGTCCACGCCTGGGCAGAAGCGCTCAAGCGGATGCTGGCAGGGGGGCGGTAATGGCGCGCGCACGAAATATCAAGCCGTTGGCGAGGATGGTGCATCCAGAAACGACAGACAAAGAAAAAGCCGCCTGACGGGGCGGCTTAGGTACAGCTAATCGACAAGGAGATTATCTCATGCCAAACAAGGTGTGTAAACAGTTTAGGAGGTCGAATGCCTAGGCCTCTCAACCCAAACAATTACCACGGCTGGAGAACTCTCGTTCTTCGTCGAGATGGCCATAAGTGCACCCAGTGCGGGTCTAAAAACCGACTTGAGGTCGACCATATCAAGCCGTTCAGCAAGTACCCCAGCCTTCGGTACGACGTCACCAATGGCCGGGTGCTTTGTCACGAGTGCCACAAGAAAACTGATACATACGGCGGCAAGATGCTGTCCGGCAAGAGCCAAGGGAGGAATCCTTATGGCTCGAATTAGAACCATCAAGCCGGACTTCTGGACGGACGAGAAACTCACTGAGTGCTCACTGAGTGCTCGGCTTATGTTCATCGGGATGCTGAACTTTGCAGATGACAACGGCAACCTTGCCGCATCAGCTAAGAAGCTGAAGATGCAGATCTTCCCGGCTGACAACATCGATTGCCAGCCCTTGCTCGACGAGTTGATTGCTCATGGAGTGGTCATTGAGTATTCAGTGAACGGAGATAAGTTCCTGAATATAAAGGGGTTTAAGAAGCATCAGATCATCAATCGGCCATCAAAATCGGCCATCCCCGAGCCTGCCTTCACTGAGGACTCAGTGAGTGCTCATGGAGTCCTCACTGACGGAAAGGAATGGAAGGGAATAGGAAAGGAATTAAACCCCCCTAACCCCCCGGCGGGGGGTGATGAGCCCGTCGAGCCTTCGGCTGCCAAACCCAAGCGGGAACGCAAGAGCCGTATCGCCCTGAAGACCTTCCTTGAAAACTGCCGTGCTACCGGCGAGAAGGCGATCAGCGATTACCGGCCCTTGCTGGAGTACGTGGAAGGTACCGGCCTGCCGATGGAGTTCGTGCAGTTGGCCTGGAACGTGTTTAAGGCCGAGCACTCCCCTGGTGGCCGCAACGAGGCTCGGCTGCAGGCTGACTGGCGCAGGCATTTCCTGAACTACGTCGAGAAGGGCTACTACCGGCTCTGGTACGCCTCCGCAGAGGGCGCCTACTCGCTGACAACCGTGGGCATCCAGGCCCAAGCCATCCACCAGCACCGGGAGGCAGCATGAACCCCCACATTCCCCCGCACTCGGTGGATGCTGAGCAATCGGTGCTTGGCGCGCTGATGCTCGATGCTCGGGCCTGGGATCGCCTCGACGGCATGTTGTCCGCGGAGGATTTCTACCGCCATGACCACCGGCTGATCTTCGCTGCTGCCTCCGCGCTGGTGGACAAGGGCCGTCCCGCCGACGTGCTGACTGTGCTCGACGCGTTGCAGGCAGCGGGGCAGGCCGAGGAAGCCGGCGGCATAGCCTACCTGAACGCCGTTGCGCAGAGCGTACCCAGCAGCGTCAACGTGCGCCGCTACGCTGAAATCGTGCGGGCTCATCGCATCCGCCGCGATGTGCTCGCGCTGGGGCAGGAAATTTCTGCGCTGGCCTCTGAGGGGATGGACCCGTCCGAGTTGGTCGATAGCGTGACCGGCAAGGCTATGGCGCTGGCGGATACCCGGGAAACCGGCGTTGACCCGAAGCCGATCGGGGATCTGCTGAGCGGCGTACTTGAAGCGCTCGAGGCTCGGGTTGACCGCGGAGGTGCCGTCGCGGGCCTTGCCACGGGCTTTGCAGACCTGGACGCCCTGACCAGTGGCCTGCAAAACGGCGACTTGATCATCATCGCCGGGCGCCCATCGATGGGCAAGACGACCCTAGCGATCAACATCGCCGAGAACGTGAGCATGGCCGGTGGGGTGGCCCTTGTCGTCAGCCTGGAAATGTCGGCGCAGCAACTGGCCGAGCGGAGCATTTCTCGCTTCGGCGAGATCGACTCGCGCCGCATGCGCAACGGCCAGCTAAGCCAGTCCGATTACACGGCCTTGACGGGCGCCTTGGGCCGCCTCCAGAACCAGCAACTGATCATTGCGGACGACCCGGCCCTGGCGAGCGTGTCCCGCTTGCGCCTGGCTGCCCGCAAGGTCAAACAGCGCTCGGGCCGCTTGGATCTGATCGTGATCGACTACCTGCAACTGATGCGGGGCGACGGCAACAACAGGAACGAGGAATTGGGTGGCATCACCCGCGCCCTGAAACTCGTGGCCAGGGAAATGGGGTGCCCGATCATCCTGCTGTCCCAGCTTTCTCGCAAGGTCGAAGAACGCACCGATAAGCGTCCGATCATGAGCGACCTGCGCGAGTCGGGCGCCATCGAGCAGGACGCGGATGTAATCCTGATGGCCTACCGGGATGACTACTACAACCCGGACAGCCCGCTGAAGGGGTTCGCCGAGATTCTGATCAGGAAGCAGCGCATGGGGCCGCTTGGCGAGGTCACCCTGGTGTTCCAGGGGCAGCACTCGCGGTTTCTGGACGCCGACGCGCAGGAGGTTGCCATCGCTCGCAACCAGGCCGAGTCCCAGCCTAAGAAGAAATACAGCATGTTGAGGGACTGACCATGAACATCGACCGCCTACAGATCGTGCTGCCCTGGCCAGATTCCAGGCTCATGCCCAACCGCAAGAACGGGCGGCACTGGGGCGCGACTGCTGAGGCCAAGGCGCAGGCTCGGGGTGATGGCATGAAGGCCGCCATGGCTTCGCTACGGGGTAACAGGGTTGGTTTCGACAGGCGCATTCCCCTGCGGGTGACGTTCGTGGCGCCCAACAAGCGCAAGCGCGATCTGGACAACCTACTCGGGGCGATGAAACACGCCCTAGACGGTATTGCGATGTACCTGGGGGTAGATGACAGCCAGTTCCGGCCCATCACCCTCGATGACGGCCTGGACAAGGAAAAGAAGGGCTTCGTGCTGGTGGAACTTGGATAGGAGAAGGGAAATGTTAAGCAAACAGCAAAAGATCATCGCGGCGCAACTGATGCGGGCAAGCGCCATAGAGCGGTTGTCTCGCATGGGCGCCCCGGTCAAGCCCGAGGGCAAGGCGAAGATTTCGTATCTCGCCAAATTGGTCAACCAGTACGGCGGGTTGCCGTTTACCGAGGACCCGATGGACATGATCCGGGCGTTCGCCACGGAGAAAGAGTTGGCTGCCGTACCGAGCCGCGAGCTCAACGGCATGCGTCAGCCGGAGTACAGGATGCCGCCCGCATTCATGGTCGCAGCAGAACGCGCCAGGGCCTGCCAGCCGCCGATGATGAGCATGTGTGGCCGGCTGGAAGGGTGGGACTACTGATGGCGGTGGCATCAAAGTAGTGGAGGGCGACCAATGACTACTTTATTGCCGCGCTGGATGATGGGCGATCCAAGCAAGGTCGCCGAGCGGCTAGAGGAAATGGAACTGCGCCCCACTAAGCGGGAACTGGCTGAACGCAGATTGAAGCGACTTTTTGAGGAAGATGAAATGGGTCGAAAGTTGGAAATCCCCGGCCGAGTGACGGCTGCCTTGTTTCAGTGGGGGGAATGGGCAGACAGGAAGCAATTCTGGGTGAACCTGCGGATCACGCCGTTCTGCAAACTGCTTGGCATTGGCACGGGCCGCCCGGTGCCCGAGATCCGGCTTGATCCGCAATCGCACCAGGTCCACCGGGCATTCCATCGGCTGCAGTGCGAGAAGACAAAGGCGGTTCTGTACGCTTACTACGTGGCCCGGACCGTTTGGAGCGAACACCAGAGCCTTTTCATCAAGGCCGGCATCAGTGAGCCAACCTTCCACAGGCTTTTGAAGTCCGGCAGTGTGCAGATTTACAACGCTGCTGGGCTTGAAAAGCTTGATGAGGGTATTTCGCGGTGATATGATGATTTTTAGATAGGGTGCAACCACTGCGCCCGGGCAGAAAACCTGCCATATCTGCCAGAAAACCTGGTCCAGAAGCCCCGCCAAGTAAACCTTGCCGGGGCTTTTCTCATTTCCGGCCCAATGAAAAAGTCCAAGCCCGCCATCGAGAGGTTGTGCAAGGACTGCCGGCACTTCAATGCCACGGCGACATGGGAAGAATGCCGCCGATACCCTCCGGTCGCCATCGTTGACGAGGGTGACGTGGTATTCGTTTTCCCTGCGATTAAGCCGGACGAGTGGTGCGGCGAATGGAGCCCCGCTTTAAATGATTGACTTCCAGAAGGCAGTCGAGCAGTACGGGTCCATACGCAAGGCCGCTGCAGCGCTGGGTATCCCCGATACGACTTTCCGGCGCAGGATGGCCGAAGCCCGCCAGCACTTTGCCGGTGCCCGAGCCGATGAGGGGATGGTGGTCAAGGCCACTTCGACCCTTACCGACATGCGGACGGGCGAAACCCTGCTGCAGTGGGTCAAAGCGTCGGCGGACCAGCAGAAGCTGAAAGAGGCCCTGCAGGAATCGCTAGAAGCCATGAAGGCCGATCTGCCCAAGGTGAGGCCGGTGAAGGCTGGTGCTGAGCACCTGCCTGCGTTGATGGCCGTTTACCCCATTGGAGATGCCCACATCGGCATGCGCAGCTGGGCGCCGGAGACCGGGCAGGATTGGGACCTTGGCATAGCTGAGCGCGTGCAGTGCGGAGCGATGGCGGCCCTGGTTGACCTAGCACCGCCCGCTGAGAAGGCCGTGGTGATCAACCTGGGCGATTGGTTCCATGCTGACAACATGGAAGGGGTGACCAGTCGGAACCGGCATCACCTAGACGTGGATGGCCGGTACGGGAAGATGGTCTCGGTAGGCGTGAAGGTAATGCGGCAGTGCATCGAGTCCGCACTGCGCAAGCACAAACAGGTCAGGGTTATCAACGTGATTGGTAACCATGACGATACGGGCGCGATATGGCTGAGCACGGCGCTGAGCCACATGTATGAGAACGAGCCGAGGGTCGAGATCGACACCAGTCCGGCCCCGTTTATGTATTTCGAGCATGGGAAGGTGTTGGTGGGCTGCCATCATGGGCACACCTGCAAACCCAACGATCTGCCGGGTGTGATGGCAGCGGACAGGGCTGAGTCCTGGGGCCGCACCAAACACCGCTACTGGTATCTGGGGCACGTGCACCACCAGAGCGTCAAGGAGTACGCGGGCGTGACGGTGGAGTCATTCAACACGCTGGCAGCCAGGGATGCATATGCAGCCTGGGGCGGGTACCGCTCGGCGCAGAACATGAAGTGCATCGTGTTGCATCGTGAGTACGGCGAGGTATGTCGCCACACGGTCAGCCCGGAAATGCTGCGAGAGGCGGCGTAGGGCTTAAGGCCGCAGCCGCAATCGGTGGGCATAGCCCTTATCTCCAGGTATGTGGCCCGCATCCTAATTGCGGCAGGGCTCAAATACGAGGAAGCAACGAATGACAAAGGCAGCCACCCTGAAGGCTGATGACATTGGCGCGGCGCTGGCGGCGATGTTGGGGATCGTGTCGGCACTGATCCTGGCTGTGCTGTGGGGCGGCTTCTGGGCCGGCCTGGCCGTCTCGACGTTATGGGGATGGTTTGTCGTTCCCGTATTCGCCGTTCAGAGCATCAGCATCGCGCAGGCATATGGATTG